GGTGATTTGACGCGCATAATTTTTTTAGACACAGCTTACAAGTATTGAGTTTATTTAAGATAAAAAATGGCAAAAGTTAGAAAAGAAACTAATTACAACGAAGTTAAGCATAAATACAAAAAAACCAGCATTGGTAGGCGAAAACTCAAGACTTCAAGCATGAATAAGCACAAAAGGCGCAGATTAGGCAAAAAATTGGCTAAAATCTAAGACATGGCGAATCAAAAGGAAGTTGGCGAACATTTAGGCTTAACAAAACAGTATGTTTCTAATTTAGTATCACAAGGCATACTACCAAAGGGGATTGGTCGTGGCGGAATGGATATGGATGCTTGTCGTAAAGCATATATAGAATATCTTAGACAAAGAGCAAGATTACATCTTAAAGATGTGCCAAATGACATTAATGAAGAAAAATTAAGGCTAACTAAGAACCAAGCAGATCATAAAGAAATAGAAGTAGCAGTATTATCAAGCAAGTTAGTACATTCTGATGATGTCATTGATACTTGGCAGAACTTAATTGCAAATTGTCGTTCAAAACTATTAAATATACCAGCAAAGGTAACACATCAAGTCTTAGGTCTTAAATCCTATGCTGAAGTAGAAGATTTAATTACAACTGAAGTACATGAAGCATTAAATGAACTCGCAAACACAGGACTTCCAAAAAACTCTGAGAATAATTTGGAATCAGTCGATACAGACGTTCAAGCCACCAAAGAAACTTAAAGTTTCTGAATGGGCAGACAATCATAGAGTTCTAACTTCTGAATCTAGCGCAGAAGCTGGTCAATGGAAAACAAGTCGTGCTGAATATCAACGCGGCATCATGGACACACTCAATGATAGAGATATTGAAAGCATTGTTATTATGTCATCTGCACAAGTTGGTAAAACTGAAATACTTTTAAATATACTTGGCTACCACATTGCCCATGACCCAGCACCAATGTTGGTAGTAATGCCAACACTAGAAATGGCAAGAGCCTTTTCAACACAAAGATTATCTAAAATGATTACCGCATCTGATGCTCTTAGAGGTAAAGTCAAAGATTCTAAAAGCAGAGATAGTGGCAACACGATATTATCCAAATCTTTTGGTGGTGGTTTTGTAGTTATCTCAGGAAGTAATTCGCCAGCATCGTTATCATCAAGACCATGTAGAATTGTTTTACTAGACGAGGTTGATAGATACCAACCAACTCCTGAAGGCGACCCTGTAGATTTGGCAAGAAAAAGAACTTCTACCTTTTGGAATCGTAAAATCATAATGACATCAACGCCAACCATAGATGGCATGAGTAGAATCCAAGATGCTTGGAATACATCAGACCAAAGAAAATATCATGTGCCTTGTCCACATTGTAAAACCTATCAACACTTAGAATGGTCAAACATCAAATGGGATGATGATTTAAAAAATGTAAATTATGTTTGTAAAAGTTGTGGAGTTCTTATTGATGAATCCGATAAACCTTACATGATGCAAAATGGCAAATGGATTCAAGAAGGCAATAAAAGTAGCGTTGCTGGTTTTCATTTAAACGAATTGTATTCATCATGGCGTACATGGAAAGAAGTTGTTGAATCATTTTTAGTTGCTAAGAATAATCCTGAACAGTTGCGAGTTTGGGTAAATACATCACTAGGAGAATGTTTCGCAGAAAAAGGCGAAGAAATAGAATCCGATAGCTTGTTAAATCGTAGAGAAAATTATGACCATGAAACCATCCCTGAAAATGTTGTAGTTATTACTTGTGGAATTGACTGTCAATCAGACAGATTAGAAGCACAAGTTGTCGGATGGTCAGCAGATAATCAAGTGTATGTAATTGAATACAAAATCTTTTGGGGAGACCCTAACCAATTGGAAGTATGGAAAGAACTAGATGAATATTTATTATCATCATTTATCAAAGAAAATAATCATAAATTAAAAATAGCAATTACTTGTATTGATTCAGGTTATGCTACGCAAAGCGTTTATGGTTTTGTAAAACCACGACAAGGCAGAAGGGTATTTGCTATAAAAGGACAAAGCATTAGTGGCAAACCAATAGCCAATAGACCAACACAATCAGGCAGACAAAGAGTAAGTCTATATCCCATCGGAACTGATACTGCCAAAGATACTTTATTTAGTTGGTTAAATGTCGCAGAAGAAGATCAAGCTGGATATATCCATTTTCCAAGTACAGTTGATGAAGAATATTTCAAACAGCTAACCGCAGAAAAAAGAATTATCAAGTTTCATCGTGGACAAAAGAAATTAGTTTGGAAACAAACAAGAGAAAGAAACGAAGCCTTAGATACTTTTATCTATGCTTTATCAGGATTTTATATTCTTTCTCCAAATCTAAATAAAATAAAAACCAAAAGCGAATCGCAAGAAACACAACCGAAACAAGAGAAAAGAAAGAATCTAATTAATCGTAGAAGAAAAAATACTTGGGTTAATGATTGGTAAATTAAATTTAAGTTAATTTACCTTTTAATGATAAAATGCTTTTTAATTCTATCTTTTTAGAAGAAATTTTTGTATGTAGAGTATGTCCAACCTATTTGACAGAGCCAATTATCCAACACAAGAACCTGACACTATTGTTATAGGCGACAGATTAGTTTGGCGCAGAGATGATATTGCGGATACTTATCCCACATCTACTTTTGCTCTTACTTATGAATTCCATAAAGATTCAGGTGGTGGTGGCTCACATCAATTTGAAATAACTGCAACCGAAGCTGATAGCACATATTTTATTGAAGTAGGTTCATCAACAACAGCTAGTTATACAGATGGCGATTACATTTGGAACGCTTACATTACAAGAAGTGCTGATTCTGAAAGAATTAGAATAGACACAGGCAGATCATCAGTTGTTCTTAATTTAGCTAATACAAATGCTGATTTAAGAAGTCATGCAAAAAAGGTCTTGGATAATATTGAAGCTGTTTTAGAAAACAGAGCATCAATAGATCAATCTTCTTTTTCAATAGCTGGTCGTTCTCTATCAAGAATGTCGATAGATGAATTATTAACTTTCAGAGATAGATACCATGCTGAGTACTTAGAAGAAATAAAAAAAGCAAGAATCAAAAACAAACAAAGGTCAGGTAATACAATAGAGGTTAAATTCTAATGGCTTGGTACGACAGATTTACAAGAAAACCGAAAAGAAGAAAAACTCTTAATTTAAGAAAATACAATGGTGCAAGTACCAGCAGATTATTTTCTGACTTCTTACAAACATCTACATCTGCTGATGAAGAAATAAAAACCAATTTAAGATTGCTCAGAGATAGATCAAGAGATTTAGCAAGAAACGATAGTTATGTACAAAGATATTTAAATCTTATGCAATCCAATGTTGTTGGCAACAATGGTATACGTTTATCAATGAAAGCAAGAAACGATGATGGCAGTTTGGATTTGATAGCAAACAGAATCATAGAACAAAAATGGCATCAATGGTGTCGTTTAGGAAACTGCACAACCAATGGCAGATTAACATTTATTGACTGTCAAAAATTATTTATTGAATCTTTAGCAAGAGATGGCGAAGTATTAGTACGTCATGTTAAGTCAAGAGATTCAGAGTTTGGTTATCAGATAGAGTTTTTAGAAGCAGATCATTTAGATGAAACTAAAAATGACAATCCTGAAAAGGGTGGTAATAAAATAAAAATGGGCGTTGAATTAAATGCGAGTAACAAACCTGTTGCTTATTATCTGTTTAAAAATCATCCATTTGATAACCAATACTATGCAAGACAAAATCATATAAGAATTAGTGCTGATGAATTAATCCACGCTTACATTCCAAACAGACCTGAACAAAACAGAGGTGTGCCATTTACTTCGTCAGCGATGGCAAATATAAAATTATTAAATGGTTATTTAGAAGCAGAAATAGTTTCTGCAAGAGTATCAGCAAGTAAAATGGGATTCTTTGTTTCTCCTGATGGCGATTCATATGTAGGCGATGGCGAAGATGAAGAATATGTACCGATAATGAACGCTGAAGCTGGAACATTTGAACAACTACCAGCTGGGATGGATTTTAAATCTTTTGACCCTGACCATCCAACATCAGCTTTTGAATCATTCAGTACACAAGTTTTGAGAAGTATTGCGTCAGGTTTAAATATTTCTTATCACGCTTTAACCAATGACCTTAGTTCTGTAAATTACAGTTCACTAAGAGCTGGTGCATTAGAGGATAGGGAGATGTACAGACTGTACCAAAGATTTACCATTGACCATTTCGTTAGACCTGTATTCGAAAAGTGGTTAGAGATGTCAATATCAAGTGGTGCTATCTCAACATCTCCAAGTACCAACCAACCCTTGCCAATGAGCAGATACGATAAGTTTGCAAATTCAGCAAACTTTATACCAAGAAGCTTTTCGTGGGTAGACCCACAAAAAGAAATGATGGCTTCTATAAGTGGTATGCAGTCAGGTCTAGTAACATTTCAAGATGTTCAAGCAAACTATGGTAGAGATGTTGAGGAGTTGTTTGAGCAACACGAAAGAGAACAGAAGTTAGCAGAACAATATGGTGTTAAAACAGCATTTCAACCTTTCGGAATGAAGATGCCTGTTGAGGCTGACATTCAGGGTGGCGAGGGTGGCGATGGCGACTGATTTTCCGACACAAGGCGAGGATAAAAAAGTCAGTTTAAGAAACTCTAATTATCCACAGTTTGATTATGGATTTATTGCTGGTGTCAAAGAAAATGACCCTGATATCTATAAAGCTGGTGGAAACATTAGAGGTAACGAAGCATTTAATCTATGGACTAAAGCAAGGGATGGCGAAGAAACTGCTGGTGTCATTAAATGGATTAAAGAAAGAGAAGCATGGGCGGCTAGACATTTTGAAGATGGCAAACAGTTCAAGTCAGGAGATAAAGCTGGTAGACCTTCAAATATTGCTGGTGTTATTGCTCAAATGAAGTGGGGAGTTATTGGTACACTTGGCGAACAAAAAATGAAAGATGTCGTTTTAGAAGCTATCAAATATGTTGAACAAAAAGAATCTGGTTCAGCTAGTCAAGCACAACAAGACAGACAAGAAGAAATGTCAAAAAGACAAGAAACTATAGAATATGAAGTAATAATAAAAGCTGGAGATAATAAATATGGAGAAGGCAACAAATTCTATTTAGATGGGGAACTATCTCCAAGACTTAGAATGCTTGAAGGTAATACTTATAAATTTAATTTATCTGATGCTTCTAATAAAACACACGCTTTAAGATTTTCAATTACAGAAGATGGTGTTCATAATGATGGCGAAGCATATACTCAAGGTGTAGAAGTATCAGGTAAAGCTGGAGAAGAAGGTGCATTTATATCAATTGTAATAAACGAAGAAACACCTGATTTATATTATTATTGTGTAAATCATTCAGGTATGGGTGGCAAAATATCAGTACAGCAAATAGATAATGAAAGACAAGTTTCTGATACTGTTGAAAAAGGCTTGAGAAAAAAAGTAGAAGAACACAATGAAGAAGTAGGAAATGCAACTACTAAAAGAACAACTTACAGAACAATCCTTTCAGTATTTGAAAGAGGTATAGGTGCATACAAAACAAACCCAGCATCGGTCAGACCAAATGTTGGCTCTGCCGAACAATGGGCGTATGCACGAGTAAATAGTTTTCTTTTCGCTTTGCGAAACGGAAGATTTCAGGGTGGTAAGCACGATCAAGACTTACTTCCTGAAGGGCATCCTTTATCAACCAAAAACAAAGAGGATAAATCTATGGAATATAAAGAAGATAGACATATTCTCAATGTTGAAGAAACAGACGATACTTACGTTATATCGTTTGCGAAACATGGGGATATGATGGAAAGTATGGAAGATGATGACAAAGAAATGATGGAATCTCGACCATACCATGATGAAGAAGATAAAGATGAAGAAGAAAGACTAGATAAGTCTGATATTGTCTATCGTACACTAGACCTTTCAAGAGCATCTTATATCGATGAAGAAAACAGAAGAGTGAGAATCGGAGTTAGTTCCGAAGAACCTGTTGAAAGAGATTTTGGCATGGAAGTTATCTCACATTCTATTGAGGACATTGATACTAGCTTTATTGCTAGTGGTAGAAGTCCTTTACTTTTAGACCATGACATGACTAAACAGATTGGTGTGGTCGAAAGATATGAAATTGATTCTGCTGAAAAAAGTGCAAAGGCAATAGTTCGCTTTGGTCGAGGCGAATTGGCAGATGAAGTGTTCAGAGATGTTCAAGATGGTATTCGTCAAAATATCAGCGTTGGATATAAAATAAATGGCATGGAACGTGTTCGTGGCAACAAAGATGATAAGCCTATGTTCAGAGTATCAACTACACCTTTAGAGGTGTCGGTTGTTTCTGTACCAGCTGATCAATCTCAAGCTGTCGGTGTAGGGCGTTCTGAAGAAAAACAATCTACTATAAAGGTAAAAACAATGACTGAAGAAGTTAAAAATGAAATAAACCTTGATGAAGTTAGAGAACAATCTGTTGCTGAAGCTAAAGCCGAATTTGTTAGAAATTCTAAAGAAATTATGGACTTAGCTGTAAGACACAACAGAAGGGATTTAGCTGACAAGGCTATTCAAGATGGCAACTCAGTAGAAGAATTTAGAGGTATTTTATTAGACCAAATAGCGACTGATAAGCCTTTGGAAACTGCTGATATTGGCATGACTAAAAAAGAGGTGCGACAATTTTCACTTATGAAGGCAATCAATGCTTTGGCAAATCCTTCTGATAGAAAAGCGCAAAGAGATGCTGAATTTGAATTTGAATGTTCAGAACAAGCATCAAAACACTATGGCAGAACTGCACAAGGTATTATGTTACCGCCTGAAGTTATGGCTAATTGGAACACTAGGGATTTGAACGCATCTGATGATGCTGGTCTTATTGGACAAGACTTTAGACCTGAAAGCTTCATTGACGTACTCAGAAACGCATCTGCTGTAATGCCATTAGCTACAAATCTAAATGGCTTAACAGGCGATGTTAAGATTCCTAAGAAAACATCTGCTGCTTCTGCTGCTTTTATTAGCTCAGAAGGTGGTGCATCAGGCGAATCTGAAATGGTAATAGGTTCTGTTACTATGACTCCAAAAACTGTTGGCGTTCACACAGACGTTACTCGTCAATTAATGCTTCAATCATCTTTAGATGTTGAAAACTTAATTCGTGATGATCTAGCTAAATCAATGGCAATTGCAATTGATGATGGTGCTTTAGAAGGTAGTGGTTCAAGCGGAAATCCAAGAGGTATCACTAATACTTCAGGTATCAATACTGTTTCTTTAAGTAGTGCTGCTGCACCTACTTTCGCAGAAATGGTTTCTATTGAAACTGCTGTAGCTGTTGATAACGCTTTAGTAGGCGATTTAGCTTATATTATTAATCCTACAAACTTTGGTACTTTAAAAACAACTGCCAAAGATTCAGGCAGTGGTTTATTTGTCGCAGAAAATGGGCAAGTAAATGGCTATCCTGTAGTGGTTTCTAATCAATTAACTGCTAACAACTATGTGTTCGGTAACTTCAATGACCTACTAATTGGGTTCTTTGGTGGTTTAGATATAACTGTTGATCCTTTCACTAACTCTACTTCCGGTACAGTTAGAATCGTTGCTCTACAATCTGTAGATGTAGCTGTAAGACACGCAGTATCTTTCTGTAACGCAAGTTAATAGATGGTATTAACAACTGAAAAGGCAGTAGGGGTTTTCTCTACTGCCCTTTCAAAAAACAAGGAAAGTAAAATGAAAGTTTTAATTCTTAGAGATACAGTTGCTGATGGTAAAAAAGTTTCTGCCGGAGATGTTGTCGAAATAGATAACGATACAGCTAATACTTTGATAAGTTATGGCAAAGCGGAAGCATCTGATGGCAAAGTATCTGAAAAAAAAGATAGAAGTGTAGGCTTAGAAAAATCAGAAGTTAAAGTCAAAAGGAGAAAGGGAAAGTAAATGGCTTTAGAATTTGATGCTGATTTTGATGGCTACTTTGATGATTCTTATGGACATGGTGTGTCTGCTACATATACTCCATCAGGCGGTTCTGCATCAACTATCAAGGTAATCCTTGAAGATGAATATTTATCTGTTGATGGTTTAACTGTAGGAGTTGAGGGCAGTACACCTGTCGCATATTGCAAAACCAAAGACGTATCATCTGCAAGTCATGGCGATACTTTGGCTTTTTCAGCACAAACTGATTTAGATGGTAATACTCTAAAAGGTGCAAAAACTTATTCTGTTGTAAATGTGCAACCTGACAACACAGGTGTTACAGCTTTGATATTGCAAGAACAATAATGGCTAATCACATTAGACAACAAATAAGAGAAAGAGTAGGTACAACCTTAACAGGTTTAACTACTACAGGGTCAAATGTTTTTCAAAGCAGAGTTTATAATTTAGAAGATTCTAAGTTACCAGCAATAATTATTTATACAAAATCTGAAGATTCAGAATTACTAGAAATGGGTTCAACAAGAACATTACAAAGGAATCTATCTCTAGTGGTTGAAGCGTATGTGAAAGCAAATAGCAATTATGATGATACTATTGATACGATTGCTAAAGAAGTTGAAGCGGCTATGGGTGCAGATGTAACTCATAACGATTTAGCAAGAGATTCTTTCCTAGACTCAACAGAAATCAATTATAATGGCGAAGGCGAACAACCAATTGCTGTTATGACTATGGTTTATAATATAATTTATTTAACAACAGAAACAACAGCAGATGTTGCATTGTGAGGTTTTTTATTATGGATAAAAATGTGATGATTTCTCCTGATGGCAAAAGCAAAGTAACTGTTTTTGACTCAGAAGTTGAAAATCTAAAAGCAAATGGGTGGACTCTTGAAGGAGAGTCTAAAATTAAAACAAAATCTAAAGAGGATTAATAATGGCGGTATTTACAGGTAAAGCTGGTGTAGTACAGACAGGCAGTAATGCTTTAGCAGAAGTTAGGTCTTACAGTATCACTCAAACAGGAGATACTACAGAATCTACTTCTATGGGCGATTCAGCAAAGACATTTGAAGCTACTCTTACTGAATTTTCAGGTTCAGTTGATGTATTTTTTGACGATACTGATAGTTCAGGTCAGGTTTCTTTAACTATAGGTTCTTCATTTACTTTGAATCTAGCTCCTGAAGGAACAGGAAGTGGTGCATACAAATTGTCAGGTAGTGCTATCGTAACTGATATTACTAGAACTGCGGCTCACGATGGACTTGTTGAAATGACTATTGCATTTCAAGGAACAGGTGCATTAAGCATTGGTACATATTAATTATGACTAAAGCGATAGATAATGTCGTTGCTCACTTTGATGCTCAAGAAATTAAAAAGATTGAAGTCAAAGAATGGGGAACAGAAGATCAACCTTTAGAAATTTTTACAAAACCATTAACATTACAAGAGTCTAAAAAACTTATTAAAATGGCAAATGGTGGCGATTTAGAAGTAATGGTTTATGCAATCATTACCAAAAGTCTTGATGCAGATGGCAACAAACTTTTCACATTAGCTGATAAGGATAGCCTTATGACAAAAGCTGATGTGGAAGTTTTGTCTAATGTTGCATCTGAAATTTTAGGTAGTGTTACATCTGAAAAAGCACAGGAAAAGTAAAAGCCGACTCTGATCTATTTGCTATGTTTGCTCTTGCGGACAGGCTCGGCATGACAGTTGAACAATTGCAAAAGAGCATGACAGTAGACGAGTTTATTTATTGGTTGGCATATTTAGAAGAAATGAATAGTAAAATGGAAAACAATGGGTAACTTAGGAAAATTAAATATTGTCATTTCTGCGGTTAATAAAACCAAAGCTGTTTTTAATCAGGTTTCACAAAGTTTAAATAAAATAAAAAGCGGTGTTGGTAAAGCACTAAAAGTTTTTGGTGGCTTAACTGCTGCCATTGGTGGTGTTGGCTTTGCATTAGCCGCTTTAGGGAAACAATCATTTGCCTATATAGATACGCTTGGAAAAACGTCAGATCAATTAGGCGTATCTGTAGAATTCTTACAAGCCTTTCAAATAGCCGCAGAAGAAGCTGGAAGTTCGTCAGAAGGTGCTAATAAAGCATTACTAAAATTTAGCAAAAATATTGGAGAAGCTGGTCGAGGTCTAAAAACACAAGCAGATTTATTTAAAGATTTAGGTGTTTCGATTAGAGATAGTTCAGGAAATCTCAAAGGCACAGAACAATTATTACTTGAAACAGCAGATGGTATAGCCGCCTTAGGTTCTTCAGCAGAAAAAAATTCTGCATTAACTAATTTATTTGGTCGTTCAGGACAACAACTATTTGCAATATTAAATCAAGGTGGCGATGCAGTTGCTGGACTTAAAGATAAAATGCTGGAACTTGGTATTGGTATATCAAGTGAAGCTGTCGATGCTGTAGAAAGATTTAATGATACTTCTAATATTTTAAGCAGACAATTAAACAGTCTTAAAGATAATGTCTTTGCGGCTTTTACACCAATCTTACAAACTTTTGTAAATCAATTTACTACAATGTTTAAAACCTTTGCTGAAAACGAAGGTGGCATAGCTAAATTTAGCGAAGCATTGGCAACAAATATTATCAATGGTGTAGAAAAAGCCTTATTAGCCATACAAGAATTAGTCATTGGTGGCGGTCAAATGGTAACTGCTTTGCAACAAAGTTTGTTAGAAGCAACTAACTTTTTTGGCATGAACGAAGATGCTATTAATTCACTAATAGAAAGACAATTAGAATTTGAAAGTAAAACCAAAGAAGGTTTTTCAGGAATAATAGGAAGAGTAGGAGAATACAAAGGTTTGATTGGTACTTCAGTTGAAGCTATGAATACTTTAACCAATGGCACAGAACAAGCGGCAAACAGAGGTACACAAGCATTTACAAATCTACTTTCTCCATTAGGTAAATTTAAGAAAGAATTAGAAGATACAGGCAAGGCTATTGAAAACTCAATTGTTAAAAGCATGAAAAAATTTGAAGATACTTTAGTTGATGGTCTTATGTCAGGTAAATTTGCTTTCAAAGATTTTGCAGATTTTGTTATCAAAGAATTATTAAGAATAGCAATTAGAAAATTTATCATAGATAAAATCACAGGTGGTTTTGGTAGTTTATTTTCAGGTCTTGTAGGTAAGGAAAGAGGTGGTACTGTTACAGCTAATAGACCTTATTTAGTTGGCGAAGCTGGTGCAGAATTATTTGTACCAAACAAAACAGGAACAATCGTACCAAACAATAGATTAGGTGGTGG